AGTCCAATCCTTTTCTATTCGCTCTTTGTCGGATTCGATGTAGCCAACGTTTGCAGAATCTCTTGAAGACTTCCTCCCTCTAACTCTTTCAAGGCTCTCATGTAGTCTTGTATTAAATTCTGACAATATCCGAAAAAAAAATCCGCAGGGATTCCTTCCGCTTTCCAATCTTCAATTTTAGCCATTATGACCCCATCATCAACCACGTTGACATTTTCTCCTTCTCTATTAATAAACAAGGCACACATGACAATCGCAGGGTGTTCCCTTTCATCTAATCCCTTGATTGAATTAATCATATTGTGTATAAGAACGGCTGCATCAGCAAATGCTTGTTTATTTAACAAAGCATACGCCTTAACCATACCATCGTAAACACTAGCAAAGCCAACACCAAAACCTGCTTCAATTTGCATCTTTTGGAACGCTTTGTATCTATCAACAGTCAATGATTTATGAATGTAATACTTATTACCATTCGCTTCAAAAACTAAATCTTTTATCTGTTCACCCATTGGTCTATTGTTTTGGCCATAACAACTGTTAAGGCTATTACAAAAATATGATTTATAAATGAATATTCTTCATTCATTATAAGATACAACCATAATCCAAATTGACCTGAGGTACAATCAATGCACATTCCTAATGGCTTTGATAACCAATTTGGAAGGGCATAGAGCCATTCCCAAACAAAATGCAACAACATACCCTCGTCAAGTAAGATAGTGCAGTAGAACCACGCTATACAAGCCCCTATCAATGCTATTTGAATTAACTCTATCATTTTAGAATCCTATTGTGTGCCAATTTGTTCCATCGGTTACAAATGACCTTTGGTTTCCACCTGAAACAAGTAATTCATTCGAGCCAGGCAGTCCTGTGGTTATAATTTTAGCCAAAGCATCTTCAGGGTGTGGTCTAACAAATGCAGAACCACTTGTCGCAGTTCCTTTAAATGTAAATACGAAACTTGTACCCTCAATAGGTATAACTTCGCTTATTCGAGGAAGCAATACATAATAAAAATTATTTACAGTCAAATAACTTATTACATAGCTTTGATTTATTGTCACATAGTAAGCAGGATATATGCCAAATGTCCACACATAATCCGTTTGTGTAATGAAGTCCACTTTAATAAATGAACTTCCTTTATTAATCAATCTACTTGTTGTTAAAGCATATTCAATAGGGTCATCAGAACCGCTGCCTTGAATACATTCTACTAACTGACCGATGGTCTTAAAGTTTTCATTTATATCCCAAAGCGATAATGCTCTTTCTAAGTCTTCTCGGTATATAAAACACATTATATTTTTGCCCCTGATTTAAGTCCGTTCAATTTGTCTTTAAGTAAACTCCAAATGTCTGTACCCGTGATTTCGCCAATGTTCTCAAAGTTAGATTTTACCTCAACCAAACTGATGTAACCTGCCGTGAATGATGCCAATGGTATTGAGAAATTCAAGTCATCTAAAAACACCATCTCAAATGCACGACCAATAGCAATGGCTAAGAAATACATTATCAGTTTGGTAATAGTGTAACTCATTCCCTCTGATGTTATTGGTCTGCCTTTCTTTCTTGATTTCCAAATGCCCGTGAATAAATCGGCAAATAGCAAGAATACCACCAAAATTATCATCGGTGCAATAGGTGTAAAGAATGCCGTTAAGAATGGTATCAATACCATAATGATGTTATCCTTGCTAATTAGGTTCATTTCGTTTCCTTCTTAATCGGTTCTTCTTCTTTCACTACACACTCATTAATGACGCTAACAATCTTCTGAACGATGCTCGTTGATTTGATTGGTAGTTCATTTAACAACTCCATGATTTGATTTGCTTTCGCTTCGTTTAATCTAAATTCCATAATTTTACTGTTTATTTTTATTTGCTTTTTCAACGTGGTTTTCATCTATCTTATTCAATAACCACGCTAATGCCTTTCCTATTGGATATAATTTGTTTTGTGCCTTATTCTTACCTAACACATGGCTGACCGTTTCGTTAGGGTCACCGAAACGATGCCCGTCAGAATGGCACATCAAATCGTTGAACAAATGCTTACACCATACATTCCCTAACTGGTCAATAGCTATTGCATTGTTCCACGAATCACGACCTAATGTATTTAATCCCCTTGTAAGAATGGCATAAATTAACGCAATCGGAAATATTAATATTGATAACAAAATAGCTATTAATAATAGTGCTAAGTTTTTCATACAAGTTTAACTCCAAATTGACTACAAATTTGATTTAATACAGTTTCATCTAATATAGGTTGACCCGTGTCTAAATCAACTCCTTTTACTGCTGCTTGCCATACTGCAAATGGAAAGGTGTGGTGTGTGTATCTATCAGTCCTTGAAACAAAACTACCTTGTTCGTTTATTAGTACTTGTGTAATCTTGGTGTCAACTCTGACAAACTTTTCTATTATGGCTTCTGTTGCTTCTGTTTCATCTGTTGCTTCTACCGCTTCTTGTGTAGTCTTTTCGAATGTATTAATAAAATACACTTCAAGTTCAATCGGGTCAAAGATACCGAATGGTTTGGCACTTGGTGTAGATGCTATTTCTGATGGTGTTAATAGTTTAATGTTATAATTCATGTTTTTAGTTGTTTACGATAAATCCGATTGATACTTCTGCGGTTGCTGCTGCACCTAATGTAATTACAAAACTTCCTGCACTTGGTACTACATTTTTAATATATGCCGTTGAATCGTTAGTTCTAACTACTGCAATTACTATTGATGAAGTACTTACTAAGCTATTTGTTACTGTTACAGTTGTACCTGCTGCTGCTATGTTGACCGTTCCACTTGGTTTGTTTATGGTTTGATTTCCCGTTGTGCCACCTGCCGTTATTGTACTATCATAGGTTGGTTTCCCTGCACTACTTATTTTAAATCTACCAACCCCTGCTACTTGCATATTTAACAAATCAGAAGTTCCACCACTTGCTAAGTTTACGGCAATTGCAGTACCTGCTGCTACACCCGTGAAAAATCCTGATGTAGCCCCATCAAATGCACCTGAACCTAATGATACAAGACCATAATTAGCTGATGCCGTTGGTGCTACTGATATTCCTAATCTTGAACTTGCTAATTGAGATGTTCTACCTATTGCGATATAACCATCACCAGTTGCTGAACCAACGGATATACCACTACCAAATTCTTGTATTCTGATATGGTCTGCTGCTGATAAATATCTTCCTTGTATGTATGAAAATCCTGATTGGTCTACACCGATTAATAAACCAAATTGCTGACCCCCCAAATTTGCACCTATGAATGAACCATTAGTAATTGCAGTTGCTATATTATTTATAGTTATATTCGGTTGATTGGCTTCAAACCTACCACTTATTAATGGAGCAAATGCACTATCATCAGCTAATCTAACTTGAAGTTCTGTGCTATTTCTTTTAAGTGCAGGAAATGCCGATGTAATGCCCGTACCAAATGCCAACAACCCACCACCCGTTACTGTTAATCGTGTTGAATTGTTGGTAGCTAAAAACAATGGCACATTACCATTTGTACCGATAGCCATTCCCAAATTATTTGCACCATCCGCAATGACAAAAAATTTGTCAGCCATTGTTTGACCAAGTTTGCTTGATGTATTAGTAGTGTTTCCGTATAAAAATGCTGCTACTGAAGCAAAACTTGCTCTGTTGTTACTAAATAACATTGATGCACGTGAATCTATTGCAGTACCAGTACTTTGTACAACCAATTGATTAGTTGCAGTTGATATAATGTCTAATGGAAATGAAGGTGTTGCAGTACCAATACCAACTCTATTATTGGCAGCATCAACAAACAATGTATTAGTATCAACTACAAGATTTCCCGTAAATGTACCTACCGTTGCAGTTAGATTGTTCGCCCCTAAATTAACAGAAGTTGTTGCGCCCGTATAAGGTACATAAGATGCTAAATCACTTGTTAATGCAATAGTACCACTCGCATTCGGTATTGTTAAAGTTCGTGTAGTTCCCGTTGTTATGCCACTCGCTTCAAATGCAAGTTTCTTAGTATTGTCTGTGTTGTCGTAAATCTCAAATACGTTGTCTGCAAACGATGAACCGCCACCGCTTGATGCAATGGTTATAATCCCATCTGCTGCCGTACCAGTTGTGGTTAATGTTATTCCACTACCCTCTACTAACTGAACGCTTCCACCCGTTGCTGATAATGTAACGGTGTGTGAAGTAGCATCTGATGTGTTAGCTAAGGTCTGATTTCCGCTATTCGTTCCGCTTGTATTGCCAATTACTGTTAATTGTGCATCGGTTACATAGTTCTTATTAGTACTTGCTGCTATATCTGCGGTAGTGGCATCTGCACCACTTGTTACTAACCCCTTTGCATCGTATGTTATCTTGGTCTTGGTTGCACCCGTGATAGCTGCATTTTCATCAACCTTGCCATCTAATGCACTTTGTAAATCGGTTTGGGAAGAAAGTGTACCCGTAATGCTACCCCATACACCTGAGTTTAAATCGGTTTGAGCAGTCCAAATAGTGCCGTTATACTTTAAAACTTGACCGTTAGTAGCACCCGTTGTATCAACATCGTGCAACTCGCCAAGTTCAAACCCATTCATCACCTTCACATAGATTTTACCTTGATTTGCATGAGCATAAACAACATAACCAATAACAACAAGATGCTGCGGTGCTACTGGCTTTACATTCGTTATTCTTCCTGCCGTTGTTGGGCTTAGATATAACACATCACCATCTGCCCACGTTTCTGATTGAAGTGAACCCGTTGTATTAATGCCATCAATCTCCCCAACTACATAAATCATCCCCTCTTGGTTGTTGTCAATGGTTTCAACTACCAAACCTATTGTGTCAGCACTATTGTTATCGTTGTTCGCTTGTGCTAATGCAACACCCAATCTTTGACCTTGTGCCGTACTTACCCGAACCGCTTGATATGCTGCCTTAGTTAATTGGATACCCGTTTTATTGACTACCCTTTCAAATAAGTCACGACCATGTTTTAACACTACATTGCCACCTTTTAAAGTAGTTTCAAGAGTACCTATGCTATCATTCCACCTTGTTATGGCTACACCTGCTGCACCCGTTGGTGTTTGGTCATATTCAATCTGACCTGCCTTTAATTCAAATTCACCTAAATTAACATCTTGGGTTGCACCCGTGTAAGGAACATAAGTTGATGCTGCTGCTGCCGTTGTAAGATAGCTTGACAATGATGCAATAGTAGCGTATGTGGATGCTGCACTAGCAATAGTTAGGTATGCACTTAAATCTGTTGTTATAGACAAATCCCCTGAACCTAATAGTGAATTGCCATTGATTGACTTTATGTTAATCTGATTTACTAATGTAGCTTGTTTTGCATTTAAGGCATTTTGTAAATCTGTTTGGTTAGACAATGTACCACCAATTCCACCCCAAACAACAGATGAGTTGATAAATAGATAAGGCAAGCTATTGTAAGCGGTAACCCCATCAAGCAACTTTGCTTTCAAAGTATCTGTTTCAAAAACCAATTGCCTTTCAAATCCTATGGGATTTAATGATGCTAACTCTGCTGCCGTTTGGCCTGCTTGTAATATCGGAATTGTTACTTCTAAACTCATGTCGTTTCTGCTACTAAAATGCCATACTCTTGATTCTCTTCAAACGTATTTCCATCTATTAAGCTAATTGTAATACAATCCAATTGCCTTTGACCTAAACTGTCAACAAAATGTTCGCAATAATCAAAATTAATATCATCACCACATTGGTCTAAAAATACAGGGTTTGTATCAGTATAACATTCTAATGATGACAAAAATCTTGTTGTTATCATCAAACTGAAATAATCATTTGGATATGTTAAAAATTGTGTTTGTTCTTCGTTATAAGAATAAGCTGAAAATATAGCTGCCGTTTTTGTTTCTTCAGTTATCTCAAATCTAATTTGACCATAATCGCCTGAAGAATAATTCATGGGAAGCCCATTCAATATCTCTTGAATTGCCTTTATAGCTTGTGTGGAATTGAATCTCATCTTTGCGCCATTTATCCAACAAACCAATCTTAATTTTGATTCGCACCTCATCCACCTTCCTTCACGCCTTGATGAAAAGCCTTGATCCTCAAAATACAAAACCGAATTATAGGCACTATTTGGTGTCATTTCGGTAATCTTTTCAGGGTCGTAATCGGGGGTTACATTGGTAGCAACGGGAAATACCTTTACCACACCCTCTCCTTGCCTTCTTAATGAACGAACAACCCCTGAAGCACTATCAACCCAATCAAGGCCAACAAGAAGTGTTCTTATAATTTCTGCAATCTGCTCGTTCATATCAACAAATACTTTTTTACTATGGAATCTATTTCCTCTTGTAAATCTTGCTTTTGCAAATTTAACTCTTGGTCAGTTAAATTCAAATAATCACCTTGTTGTCTTGTCATCCATCCGTGCTTTTGTTTTGCTTGTTCGGTCAATCCACCAACAACAATTTGTATATTTCCTGATTGGCTCGTTTCTTGCACTATACCCGTTTGCCTCCACATATCACCACTAAATGTTAAGTCCTTAAAAGATGTTTGTTTCCCTGTTTCTCTTCTAAAGTCTAAATATGACAATCCGTCTTTTTTATATTTTTTGTTTTGCTTTAACCTCGTCATTTGGGAAGAAGTAGCTTGCTTTTCATGAAAATACAATGGCAAAGGATTTACAGAATAACCCTTAAATGATGTACCATCGGTTTTAACACCTTTTTCTTGTACTCTCTCTTTGGTATATACTACACCGTTCATAGCAACCGATAACAACGCCTTTGCAGCTTCAGTATTGAAGTTGGTTAATAGGCTTGTCATTTGTTGTTGTACTTCTTCGGGTGTCATACTCTTACTATTGCTAACCTTTGGTCACAAGTCCAACATCCATTTTCAGCTACGTTTAAATTTGTTGATAGGTATTTGATTCTTGCTTCGTACTCCTTTTGATACATATTTCTTTTTGCAAACAACTCTTCTCTATCCATCATTGTATATCGGTTTATGGTTGTGGAAGATAAAATTTGATAAGCCAAATGGTATCCTGCTTTATATTGTAAAGCCTTTGCTATGACTGCTGCATTGCCTCCACCTGTAAAATCTAAATTGTCACAAATTGCATCTTTAGAATCACAAGAAATAGTAACATCTAACCTCATGCCATTCATGTAGTTTTCCATCGGCTTACAAGAGTTTAAATCATCAAAGTCATTCCCTTGTACGCCCCCTACCTTAACGTAGTTATACCACAACCTATCAGTTCTGTATTCTTTACCAAAAACCCTACAATTAGGCTTAAAACCACAACAAGCTAAAGCATTGTTCATTACTTTAACTCCGTTGTTTTCAATCACAATAAAATACGCAATATCACCACCATCACTACTTGACATTGGCAATTGTTCTCCAATAACAACTTCAGTCCATTTTTGTGCAATTGGAATTACTGCCGTAAAAGTATGTAATGGATTATCCCCTTCGTTTTGCTCGCTTGAATATATTTTGCCATTATAACTACCAACTTCGTTCATAGCTATAAATACTGAATTTACTTTAAGAATGCCTTTTTGCGCTCTTAATGGAATTAGAGTAAGGCCTGAAAGTGCATAGCTTACTTTTCTTGTTTCAGACCAATTAGTTTTACCAATCATGCCATTAAATGTTTTCATGGATGCTTTATAACTTTGTGACAATGCAGCTACCATATCAGTTTGAAAATCATTAATAGCCAATGTTTTAGCTTTTTCTAACATCTCCCAAATGCTACCCGTTGAACAATCTGTTGATTTATCTAAAGTCAAAATATTCATTCCTTCCAATTCGTCAAGGTAATACCCTGATTCAGAAAGGTTATAATTTGATTCGTCATCAAAACAAGAACAAGTAGTTCTTGATAATCCAATAATGTCTTGTAGGCAATTCATTTTATTTCATTTTGTTATGCAAACATAATAAAAAAGGCGCACATTAATGTACGCCCTTTGAATATATAGAAATATGAATAGAACCACTAAGAACCTGATGCAGTACCGCAATAGAATTTTAATACTCCCGTATTGTCGCTATCACATCCCAAAGGATTTAAAGCACACAATCCGTTTATATAAAATGACCATTTATGGGTAATCTCATTTGATGCACAATCGTTGGTGTAAATAACATCGTACTCAACGCCAGGAATGTTCTTTGATGCAACTTTATACTTGGTAAGACCTGCACCTGTGTAAACCATAGGATTTACAGGGTTGTATGCTTTTGTTACCAAAGCAACTGCACCTCTATCAATCATATAAGTCACTTTATCGGGTGTGTTTACCGTATTCATGTTCCACAAATCAAAATACATAGGCATTGTTCCAAATTTCATCAATTGGTCTTTATCATTTGCATTACCGTTATTCATTTGTGCATTCCAATACTCTTTGTAAAGGTTTGTTCCTGATAACAAGAATGGAGTTTTAAATTGATTCAATTGAGAAATAATGTTGAACTCACCAAACAAATCTGCATTCCAAAATGCTGCATTTGCTTCATTAAATTCTGCACCCGTAAAAACACCATCTTCATACTGATTAATACCTGCGAAAGTATTCAAGTGAGAAATGGCTTGTTGGGTCAACCACTCGTCTAATTGCTTCATGGTACTAAGGATTCCTTTGGCAACAACTTCTTCACGCTCTAAGATAAGGCTTCTAAATTCCTTTTCTTTTACATTGAATCCTGCGGTTTTACAAAGATCCATTGTATAGCTTTGTGAAGTTGCTTCCAACTCATCACCACCAACAACGCAATCGTCTGCACAATCTTCCAAACGGTCAACACAATCTTTAACCCAAATAAGGTCAAGTGTGCGGTCTTTTTGTCCTTGTAGTTCGCCTAAACGTGCAGTTTGATTTTCACGAATAGCCAAAGCTGCATCAACATGAGCAACGTAGTCTTTGTTAATGGAGTTATCAACCCAATATTGGTCAACTAGTCCTTGAATTGCATCGAGTTCGGCTGCGGAGAAATCTCCTGCTGCACCCAATACGCCTTTAGAAACTTTACCAAAAAATACAGCCCCACCTGTACCAATGAATAACATAGCCCCTACAATGTGTAAAGGGTCAGGGGAAGAAAATGCAATCAACGCAAATGCGGATGCAGCAACTAAAAATAATAACTTTTTCATTTTTTAAATGTCAATTAAAGGATAAAAACTTTACCCCCGAAGTGACTTTTGCCATTCTAAAAACTGCACCCTCATATCTTGCAATACTTCAGGGTCTTTTTCAGCATTCTTCTGTGCGAAATAATCATCTTCGGAAGCGAAAATAAACTTCCGTGTTGCACTTGCACCTTTACCCATTGGGGGAGAGGACTTTTGACTACCTTTGGCAAACTCAAAATATTTTTCCGCTATCTCTTTAGCTTTCGCTTCAAACGGTATTCTGTTTCCATGTCCATCTTGAAGATCCTTACCTTCGCCATCTAAAAGAACAATTTTGCCATCCCTTAACTCACGTTTTAGGTTTCTTAATTCGTTCAAGTAAATGCCCTTTAAATTACTAGCCTTGCTTGCATCTTGGGGCAGAATAGGATTTAATGCTTCAAGAATAGAAGTAGCTGCTTCTTTGGCTGCATACCACGTTTCTTTTTCGGCAACTTCGGCTTTAAACTGATTTAATGCGGTTTCCTTTTCGTCAACTTGGCTTTGATATTCACGTTTTGTTATTTCAACAAAATCTAAAAATACCTTGCTTTTTTTAACTTGGTCATCGGTTAAATCGCCACCACCCCCTTGAGAACGATAGCTTTCAACTAATTCATCAATCAATTCAACGCCTTGTTTGTCACTTTGAATTTGATACTTTTCCCTGATTTGCTTTTCGTAGTCTGTCATGACTTCACGCTTTGCACGACCATAGGCTTCTTCCCTAACTTTCTTTTCATCAACTTTAAACGTTGAAATTCTTGTTTTGTCAATGTCAAGAATTTTTGTTAAGGCATCAGGCATCAATTCCGTTTTTTCCTCATTATAAAGCGAGGCAACTCCTTCTTCATTTAACCCATAAGCCTGAGTTAATAGGCCACTTAAAATCTCTTTTTCGTTCATGATTTTTTATTTTTTTGCATCTTTATCGGCTTTTGCTATTGCCCCTTTTTTTATGATAATGTTTTTAGTAAATCCTTCTTCAGATATTTCAGGTGGATAAAATTCTTTGCCTTCCATATCAACATAATGTAATCGTTTTACAACCTTCCATACTTTGCCCGATTCCGTTTGCTTAAACATCTCCCACTCTTCGTGAGCCATTTGTCTTTGTCTTTTTGAATTAATATGTTGCAATATAACTATCATATCTTATTGTGTTTTAAGTATATGTTGAATAATTTCTTCTTTCTTTTTCATTCCAATACCTCCTAAAGTAACCAATTCTTTCATCGGCCATTTCATTAGTTCTTCGTAGGTATGTTTCTCTTTAGGTAATTGTTGTTCGGTATTGCTTTCACTAACCAACTCTTTTTCTTTTACCTCCTTTAATTCGGGAAAATCTTGCAAAGCACTCTTTGTAGGGATACATTCCTTCCAACCATTAGCACCAATCTTGCCGACTAAGTGTTTCCAACTTTGTGTTGGTATTTGACGAGTTCTCATTTGACCTCTTATCTCTTTACAAACTGTAACATAGCGATTATTCATAATGGTATTTTTTGTCTTATTTTTGACTTACATTTGCAAATATAATTTATTTAGAATGATTCCAAATAACAATAAGTCGAATTTTCAACGTTTGAAGGATAGTTTCTCTCCAACGAACCTAAAAGCAAATTGGATGGATGCCATTAAGAACATAGTTAAGTCTTACGTTTTGATTGCAATTGCATCTATTGTTCTCACTATTTTAAGCAAACCTATATGGTGGATAATGAAAACAATTTGGCTCGCCCTTTAAGGCTTGAAAAGTTTATAAAGAGAAAGTCATACGACCTTGTTTTGTTTGGATACGTTAGAGGAATTGTGATGAACTTTCCATCAGTATCACAAGCATCAGCAATACGTTCCTTCTGTAAAGAGTTTAATATTGATGATGATGATAAGGCTATTAACACATATCTTAAAACGTATCTAAGAATGGTTCATGAATTGATGGAATTAGAAAAATCAAAATAAATCAGGTCTTCTTCTTTGTGCTTCCTTGTCAGTCATAAAGTTTAAGCTATGCCTACAACGGTATCCTCCGCAATCAAGAACGGGGTCATACTCCAATGGCTTACCCTTAAATTCACCTTTTGACTTATTTGTGTATCCTCCATAAACATCCATAGGAGTTCCAAACTTTAGTATTTCATCTGTAGAAAACACTTTGCCATTTCTGACAACACAAAATGGCCTTGAATCTTCTACAAGACCACCCATGTACTTAGCATACTTTAATCCCAATTTATTCGCATACTGCCAAGAAACAGTTCTGTCGTGTTGGGTAAATGTATCATAGGCAAATGTATCAAAGTGCCTATCTAAAGCACCCATTTTACCTTCCTTGCCTTCTATAAGTTCTCTGACACTTTGAATGTATTCTTTTTTTGTTACTCTTTCAGATACAATTGACTTATAAGTTAATTTCTTTACTTCGTTCTTTACCGTGTCATCTCTAATCAAAGAATCTAAATAACCGCCCTTTATAACACCCCCTTGTTGATTTACTCCAAGCCTCTCATAAGTACCTTTGTTTATATCGCTTTCTATCTCACCCATAATTCTTTTTGTTTCCGAAAAGACACTAAAGTATTGAGCATTTAAGGTATTTATTTCTCGTAAATCAGAAACATATTTTCGCATTATAGGAATTATTTCTGTTTCTACAAATTTTTTCCACACTTTATCAATAGTGGTCAATGAAGATATGTTTTCGCTTGTATTTAATATTTGATCACCTTTCAATTCGTTTAAAAGGTTTTCTATCAACTCATCGTACAAAATGGACTGTGCAGCCGTAATAGAACCCTTGAATGCCTTTTCTTTAGCATCTAAAAGTTCTTGCTTTAACTTTTCGTATTCAGATAGGGTCATTATTCTATGTCTGTATCGCTTTCAGCACCAAACCTCATAGCCGTAACCTCTTGGTCTTCCAATTGAGAGATTATTTCTTCCACCTTCGCATTCATTTTTTCGGTTTGAATTTGGAATGTAAGGTCATAGAACCAAATATCAGGATTAGTTTGTTCTTGTTCTACTTCTAATTCTTGAAATATATTTTCAAAATTAGCCCATAAAACTTGTAATTCTTTTGTTACTAATTCATTTGCAATTGCTTCTTGAATTTCTTTATCGGTTTTACCATTGAAAGGATAGTGTTTCATTTTTGATTGATAACGTATCCACTCGGATTCATCATCTTGTAAAAAGTTACGCATAATATCATCGGTAATGGTTTGACGAATATTGCCTGGCGCACCTGATTCTTGAGTTGTTTTTAATTCCATCAACAACTCCCAAGTTGACTTTAATTTAAAGTCATTAGGGTATGTGTATTTAACAATCAAGCCATCACCGTAATCCATGAAGTTTGAAACAATCTTTACAACAAACTCCCATACTGAAGATACTTGTTGAGCAAAAGGGGTCAATGTATCATAAACATTTTGCATATCAAGGTTTTCGCCCGTAGCAGTTTTAGCTACTTTATCCCTTGTAAATGTTTCTGAATTAAATACTGTCTTTTGTACTTTAACACTTATCTTCTCAATATAATCATCCATCCATTTTATAATTTCAACGGGTGGATATTTATAAACCATCATCTTATCCAAATCAATCATTTCTTCCTTATCTCTTGGAAGTTTTATGACTTTTATGTCTTGAGAACTTGTTACTACACAAAGACCTGTTCCTCCACACTTTTGACATCCTTTTTGTGTTTGATTTGAAATCTTACAAACTCCTGTTGATAGGTCTGTTTCACATGGCTCAACGTATTCTATCTTTTGTGGGAAGGCATGGTTTGTTTGAGTAATGTCAAGTTCTGCAACCGTTTTTACGGTTTTCATAAACCACGACCTTGCACACTCCAATGGAGATACATAGGTATGGTTGTGTGTATATGGGTCAGTAATATAACCAACCCTCATTGCTTGAACTTGGCCTGCATCGGTTCTATATTCTTGTAGGTAGTATTTTGTTTTACCATTTATACTTCCCAATATTTCAACACCATCAGGAACAACTTGATTGTCTTTTGCTATTTCTGTAATTGTATAAGACCAATCTTTGATGTAAATAGTAAACATCTTTACTTCAATCACTTCCATTGTGCCATTTGGATATAATATATCTACATCCACTTTTGATTGAACTAACAAATAATCTAAAATACCCTTTGGAGTATATTTAAAATCAATGGCATCATGACAAGATATAATAACAGGATATGGATCGGGCTTTTCTCTATCAGCATCATAGGAATCAAAACGAATTAACACAAAAGCATTTGGGTCTATAAATACAGAATGCAAAAAGTCATTGCTTTGCCAATGTTCTAATGTCTTGCCTGCATAAAAGTTATTTAATGATTTGTAAATATCTTTCAACCGTTCTTTTACATCAACTGTATTTGAAATATTAGCCTCTGTTTCTTCCCAATCAACAATTTTTACCTTTGGTGCAACCCTAAAAACTTTGTGATATGTTTTTATAACGGGGTCTGCAAGTGATGGAGTTATAGTTTGATATATAGACTTTAAACTTGTAAAATCTTCTACCGTTTGCCTTTTAAAATATGGCTTTAACAAAGAATCTGCATCCTCACCTGTGATAATGATTTTATAAAAATCAGCCAATTTTGTTACACGATCATAATAATCGTGCTTGGGGGCTTCCCCTTTATTAACTATTCTTTGTAGATAGTTCCTTGCTTGTTCTTGATTCATCGTTAATAGGTGTTATATCTTGAATTGATTGAAGAAATTGTGGCATTTTTAATTGTGAAATACTTTCATCCTTAACATTTAATTGTTGAGTAGGCTTTCCGTATGCACTATCCATTAAAGCATTATAGGCGTTCACATCGCCATTTCTTAATACCCTTGAAACTAACATTAAGGTAATTGTTTCCTCTACACTCATTTCTTCCTCTACTTCAGGAAATGCAGCCCTTAATTGATTCATTGTGGCATCAGGCATCCTTGTAGTCATATTTAAAACATTCCTTACCACTTGAGAACGAGTTCTGTTCTTAATCTTTCTTAGTTCTACTAATGCAGTTCTTGGTGATATATGAGCATCTGCCATAGTACAAAAGTAATTTATTTTAGTATAATAAAAAAAGCCCCTCAAATCACGAAGGGGCTTTTGGTTTCAAATCACAATAAATAAACTAACAAAGAAAATTTACGACACCACAAATCTACAACTGTTTTGTAAAATAACAATATCACTACTTAATTTAGAATGATTAAAAATAAGTAGTATAAATTATCAGTTCAATTTTGAAATAAAACAATTTTCTTGCGGTAATGAGAGTGAAGTAGAGCATAGGGTAAGAGAAAGTGTCCCCCTACCCCCAAGTAGAGAAACCACATTTCCCTTACCATCCATAAACTTGCGTATAAAGGTCGCTTCGTTTCACATTGGGGCTGATAGAGGAAAGTGTCCGACATCCGTGCCTATCATTTAAAAGAGAATTTTTAATATTATAATCGGCTTTCATACCTTATGCTTTTTGCATCCATATCAGCGATGATGGAGTAGCCATAGGTTGCTATGTTTGTAAAACAACAATGCCCCGTAGGTTATACGAGGCAATTGTTTCCGTTTGAAGCTTTATGAGAATAATGGGGTGTCTAGGCCCATATAATGACTGACCAAAGTCAGGAATTATCGTTGAAGAATTTTTTTTTCTCATAATCATTATGCTTAAAACGTTTAGACAAGGGCAAAGATAAAGACAATAAGTACAAACAAAAAAGAAAAAAAGAAAATTATTTTTGAAATATTGAAAAATTAGAACGAACAACCTAAAAATAAACTATGAAGATCCTACTTTTAGACATCGAAGTAAGCCCTAACGTAGGGTATTTTTGGGGTGCAGGATACAAACTTAATATCGGGTATGAATCAATCGAAGAAGAACGCAAGATAATTTGCATCTGCTACAAATGGCTAAATGAACTTGAATGTCATTCGGTAGTGTGGAGTAAAGGCAAATCGGATAAAAAGTTAGTACAAGATATTGTAAAAGTCATAGCCGAAGCCGACTTCATAGTAGGTCACAACATCAAGAAATTTGACATCAAATGGATTCGCACACGTTGTTTTTTTCACAAGATACCAATGCCAACGGGATTCAAATGTATTGACACATTAACAAAAGCACGCTCAAACTTCTACTTCAATTCTAACCGCTTGGACTATGTTTCTAAATTCATGGGGAGTGAAGGCAAAGATGACAAGATAAATTATTCTGATTGGAAAAAGATAACCAAATCAAATGACCGTGAATCATTGGCTAAAATGGTTGAGTAGGGTAAGCAAGATGTATTTGAACTTGAAAAGGTTTACAACGAATTAAACCTACATATATCAACTGACTATCACAAAGGAGTTGAGAATG